TGATGCACCCTTGAAGAGCTATACTATTATTGGCTATTGATATGATAGGGTGTACAGGGTGCATCATTTTGATAAGACTAATATAATATGGTAAAAATTAGGCTCTTATATATAATATATATAATTATTACGTGTGCTATGGGGGGTAAATACCTAAAGTCATGCACCCTGCACACACTAATTGAATATATATAAGAGAAACAGTAACTTCCAAGATATTTTTAATGCACCCTAATTTGAAAGTAATGCACACTGAAATAAAAAAATAAACATAAAAGGTTGAAAACATTATGAATATAGTTGATTTGATGAGCGAAGACGGAATTTTTTTGAAAAAAGTTGCACAAACTTCAGGGGGAATTTATAAAACTTCTTGTCCTTGGTGTGGTGGAAAAGATCGATTTTCGGTTTATCCTGCACGTTATGAGACCGGAGCTTTTATTTGTAATCAATGCGATCATAGAGGTGACACAATAGCATATCTAATGCAATATCGGAGTGTTACGTTTGCAGAAGCTTGTAAAATAACTGGAAAAAACTCAACAAAAACATACAAACCTGCAAGAGAAATAATAACAGCAAATACAGACAGAACCACAATTCATCTTGATGTGAAAAAACAAAATAAAAACAGTAAGTTACCTAATAAAATTTGGCGTGAAAAACTTGAAAAATTAGCCTTTGAAGCACATAAATTTTTATTATCTGCAAAAGGGAAACGGGCAAGAGCTTATTTGTTTGAGAGAGGCTTAACCATTAACACAATTAAAAAATCAAGGCTTGGATACTTTGGAAAATCAATGGTTTATACACCTAAGTCGTTCGGGCTTGATCCTGAAAATCATAAGAAAGTCTGGATACCGGCAGGTTTTTCAATACCATTTTTCAACAAAGACGGCGAACTGGCAAGGATTAGGGTTAGACAGGAAAGGTCTGATTTCGGTGGAAAATATATCATTATTGCAGGCTCAAAAACAAATTTTTATGAGTTTGAAAAACAGCCGAAACAATTACCTATAGCGGTTTTTGAATCTGAATTTGATGCCATACTCGTCAATCAGGAAGCTGGCGATATTATCCAGGTATTTGCAATTGGCAACGATACGAATAAACCTGATTTTGATGTGAATGAGAAAATAAAAGCTGGAAAAGGGGTTTTGTTTTGTGCTGATTTTGATGATGCAGGTGGTAAAGCTTTTAAATTTTGGGAAAACAACTACAAAGCTATGCTTTGGTATACCCCAACACAAAAAGACGTATCAGATAGCCTAAAAAACGGGTTGGATGTTCGTGAGTGGATACAAGCCGGTATCGAAAATCTAAACAAAAATCCAGAAGATCGAAAAATCAAACCAGAATATATACCCGAAAAACAAAAAAACAGTATAGAAAAAATCAATACAACTATTGAAAAAATAAATAATAACCATGAGTCATTAAAATGTTCAATGTGCCTTCATGGTGAACATTGTAACTTTTTTTTAAGAGGAGAAAATAGTAAATGTGGCATAAAAAAAGAATCTGTTTTTGATGTGGTACGTTGTCCGAAAAATAAATGGTGGAGATATATTGATGGTTACGGACAACTTAAAAAAGATGATATAAATATTCTAAAAAAGATCCGTAAAAATGATAATATTGCCATCGAATACATAATCAAGGGTTTTTAATTATCGTCGATTTACGTCGATTTACGTTGATTTACGTCGATTTACACAAATTTTCTAAAATAGAGAGGTATAAAAATATTGAAAAATCCAAGACAACTATATAAAATAATGGAAGATTCTTGCGTTGCGAAGATGGAAAGGGATAAACATAAAGACAATCCCTTAGAAAGATCTTTTCAGAACCTATTTGAAAGACAGTTTGAAGAGCATGTTGAAAAGCTGAAAGCATATCGAGAATGGACTGAATGCAAGAGTTCTGGAAACACAAAAAAAGTTTTAGATGAAATAGCGGATGAGATTAATTTTTTATTGTTTCAGTCGGCTAAATTACTTGAAATTCAGGTATTAAAAAGGGGTTAAAAAATGAAAACAATTTTACATCTATGCGCTGATATAGGGAGCGACTCTTATTTTTATGTGGTCAATAATTATAAAGTTATTAAAGTAGGTAAAGATGTCGGTGTTGAAAATTATACGCCACCAAGCAATGTGTATGGGATAATTGCAAACCCAGTATGTACAGAGTTCTCTATCGCAAAAGGGTTTGATAAGCATGGAGATCATGAAAAAGGGATGATATTAGTTGATACATGTATTAGAATCATCAGACAATGTGATCCTGTTTTTTGGGTTATTGAAAATCCTGCCACAGGAAGACTAAAAGAATTTTTAGGCAAACCTGATTTTATATATGAACCTTGGCATTTTGGAGATCCATGGACAAAATGCACCGCATTGTGGGGTAAATTCAATAAGCCAACCCCGATATACACAAATTGGAAAGATGTTCCAAAAAATAACGCACTTTATATAAGACCAGGAAGACCTAAACCAGGCATGGCTTTTTTACATAAATCAGCGATTGATAATATTAAAAGTCTCATTAAATTTAAAGAAAGTGTTAAATCAGATATGGACTTTAGAAGTTTATGTCCTCAAGGATTTGCAGAAGCTTTTTTTAAAGTAAACCATTAGGGCTTATTTCAATTTTTGGCTTATTACGAGTCTTTTTTTTCTGCTTATTAACATTATTCATGAGCCAAACTATAAAATCAGCCTGACTCTTTTTTGAGTCTTTAGCCATTTGACGTAGTTTATTATGTTCATCTTTTGTTAATCTGCATGATAAAACGCTATTTCGGGTCGGTTGTCCATATTTTATGAGATTCATTTTGTTGATATCCTTATTTTAATATGTCAAGTTTTAATTGACAAAACATCATAAATATTATATTTAAAACTTATGATGTTTTCCCTTTTGTAATCTGATCTCTTTTTTTTATTTTTTTAAAGAGATCAGATTTTTTTCTATATTAATTTATAAAACTGGCTCTTTTTTTATCCCTTTAAATAGTTGTCGCAAAAAGAAAGGAAGATCTCTATTTGCTTATCTTTTTCTTCGCAAAGTGTATTATAGTCACGAATGACTTCCCACAGCCGTTCAATCATTCCAGGGAAATTGATTCGCGAGTAGAGAGAAAGCTCTATACTATAATAGCCGTCGGTACCGACAGACAGTATTTCGAGTTTTCCGTCTTTGATTCGAAAGATAGAGCTTTCATGTTCCCACTGGCATATACTGGCGAAACTTTGAGACTTTACCGTGGCGACATCCTCGTAGAAACCCTGCTCGTTTAAAGAATCTATTAGTTCTTGGGTTGCTTTTAATGCTTCTGTTGTTGTTCTTTTTCTGTTTGCAGTTTCCAATTTCATGATGGTGATCTCCTTTTAAGTTATTAATATTTCTCTCACTCTCTTGATTATAGAATACCATACAGCTTTACATATGTCAAGCGTTTTTATTGACATATGTAAATAAAAATAAAAGAAAAATTATAGACTATAGATATATAAGTATTTAAACTTATTGACATATTTAATATAATTTGATATAAAGTACATAGCTCAACTTTATTTTAAATTAAATAAAAAAGGGGAAAATTATGGATGATTTTGAGAATATAAAGTTAAATGATATGGATTTATCAGGTTTCGACCTTGATAGCAGCCAACTGGATTTAGATTTCAATATTGACATCGGCAATATGGACTTTAGTATTGCCGATGAAAATCGATATCATTTTCCACCTTTACATAAAAAAGTAAAAAAAAGAGCGGTTTTATATGATCACGCAGAGAATCTAATCGATGAAATAGGTGATAGAGTGCTGGAGGGTGAAACGTGCTTTTGCTTGCTTTCTGGAAATTTTATTTTTGGAGATTTATTTGAAGCTTTTGCAACTAAGAAACATTTTCAATATAATGACATAACCTTATCAACTCTTTCTATCAGTCAAGATAATGTGGATAGTTTACATAATCTAATTTATGGTAATTACTTGAATAGTTTAAATATTATTGTATCAGATTATTTCTGGTCACATAACCGACAAAATGCTCCATATATATATCAAAGTCTTGACATTGCAGATAAATTTCAATTAGCCGTTGCCGGAACGCATACCAAAATAACTTTACTAAATATTGAAGATAAAAAAATAGTGATAACAGGTTCAGCAAATCTAAGATCTTCAAGATCTATTGAAGAAATTACAATTCAAACAGACAGTTCTCTTTACGATTTTCACAAAAAATGGCATGATGAGATATTAAAGGAATATGGAACAATTAATAAAGCTATAAGAGCATCAAAACTTTATGATTTTATTGTCAAAAATACGGAGGATAAAAAACAATGGGAAGTAAAGTAAACAGCGAGTATTGGGCTGAGAAAGAAAGAAAAAAAACAGCAGCCAAAAAAAGAGTTGGAAAATCAACATATTAAAAAAAATAAGAATTTAATTGTTTCATGACTGATAAAATAAAAAAAAAACAAAAAAGACGATATCAAAGATATGATCCTGCGTTTGCTAAAAAGCTACCAGAACTTTTTAAAAACGGTGAAGATGTTGCGGAAGTCTGTGCAGAATTAAAAATACCAATGACGACTTTTTATTATTGGGTCAATAAATATCGAGATTTCCACGATGCATATCGGCTTGGTAAAGACCTGTCAAAAGCTTGGTGGTTGAAGCTTGGTCGTGCTGGCGCATGCGGCAAACAAGATATCCAACCTGCAACATACATCTATTTAATGAAGACAAAATTCAAATTATACGAACACAATCAAATCGATGTAAATTTCAAAAACGAACAATTAGCCGAGGAAAAAGTTGATGCAGAAGTAGAAATGAAAAAACGAGGGATACCCATTCCTGATATTAGACTGGGTGACGTACCTACCGAAACATTTGTTGAGCAAAAAAAGAAAAAAGAAAAAAAGAACATAGCTATCAAGAAGAAAAAAACTCGAGAAGCTAATCAAAAAAAACTTAAAAAAATGAGATTGAATATTGATGAATTTAGAAATTTATAAAAGCCTTGAGCAAATGCATATTAAAATTGACAGCGTAAAGGAAGATGTTAGAGATATAGATGAAAAAATAAATTCTCTTGATTGCAGAATAAACAACGATAAATTGAAAAGGCTTGAAAAAATAGTATATTCAGCTATCGCAATTATTTTATGCGGTTTTATGGTTACGCTTGTAAATATTACAGGAGCGAATACAAGGGAAAATATATATAAACCAAAAATTAAAATATCAAAAAAGGTGAAATTTTAAAATGACAATTTGTGTATATTGCGGTTATATGTGGTTTTTTGATGATTCGGAAATGTGTCCTATGTGCGGTCGTGGGTGATAACCGAGTTTATAAATTTTCTGGTAAAGATATCGATGCTATAGAAAACTGGTGGATTGAAAAGTCACGAGTAAATTTTCTTGCATACCGGAAATATTTACGACCAGAAATGTTTTTAGATAGCTGGTTTCAAATTGAACTAAGTCGGATACTACAACAGTTCTATATCGATTACAAAAATGGAAAAAGACCTGTTTATATAATTAATACGCCACCTCAACACGGGAAAAGTGTAGCTGTTGGCGATTTAATTTCATGGCTAATAGGTCGTGAACCTAAAGCAAGATTAATCTTTGCAAGCTATGCAGAACGGCTTGGAAAACGGGCAAACGCAAACTTACAACGAACCTTCCTGAATCCAAAATATGGCAAAATATTTCCGACTCTTAATGTCTCAGATCAAGAAAAAAATAAGCTAAGAAAAACCACTAAAAACAGCGAGCTTATAGAGTTTTTTGATGTAGAAAAAGACAATTATAACAATACTGGTTTTTTTAGAAACACGACTGTAAACGGAGCGATAACCGGCGATACCATGGACGTTGGTTTTATAGACGATCCAGTCAAAGGACGAAAAGAAGCCAGAAGCCCTGTTGTAAGTCAATCAATTTTCGAGTGGTACGAGGATGATTTTGAAAGTCGCATGTCAGAGTATGCAGGAACTCTAATAATAATGACAAGATGGGTAACACACGATTTAACAGCCAGAATCAAAAAACTGAATCCCGAATGTCAAGTACATAATTTTCAAGCGATAGCGACCGAAGATGAAGAATTTAGGAAAGCCGGTGAGCCGTTGTTTCCTGAATTGAAATCATTAGAATTTTTAAAAAATAAGAAAAAACGAACGAGTCCAGAAGGGTGGGAGTCTCTTTATCAGGGCAATCCAACAATTACTGGTGGTAATTTAATTAAGGATGACTGGTGGAGATGGTGGAAAGTCCTTCCTCAAATTAAATGGAAATTTATAACTGCGGACACGGCACAAAAAACCAAAAATCAAAATGACTGGACCGACTTTAAAGCTTGGGGCGTCGGGGTTGATGGGAATTTGTATTTATTAGATCATTTACGGGCAAAACTTGAAGCACCAGAGTTAAGGAAACAAGGTGAAATTTTCTATAAAAAACACGACACAAAAAGAAACGAAGTTCTCGACCCAATTTTAAGAGGAATGTATATAGAAGATAAATCAAGCGGTACGGGATTACTGCAAGAGTTCCGAAGAAAAAGAATGAAAGTCATTGAAGTTCCAAGGAATACTGATAAGATGATGAGAGCAGATGATGCTATACCATTTATCCAAAGTGGTAGGGTTTATTTTAATACAGAAATACCGCACATTGATAATACGACAAAAGAAGCAAGAGAATTTCCAAACAGTCAATTTGATGACGATCTTGATACAGTTTTCACAGCGATTGAGATCGTTTATATTAACGGCATAAAAAAAGTTTCCGCAGCGGATGCGATGCGAGCGAGGTAAAAAAAATGAACATATTCAGGAAGCAATTAGCAACCCAACCTTATACATTCGACACATCAAGAAATTACATTATTGAAAAATGGAGCAGTGAGAGCTTTTTAAATAAGCTTGATTTTTCGTATGTTTTAGCTGAAAATGAAAATATTGAGACCGTTGAAATATCTTGCAAGAAAAGTGATGGTGAAGATGCTATAGACTGTTTTTCTCTTGTATCTTCAGAAGGTCAAGCGCTTATCACCAAAGTTTTTAATGGAGAAAAAAAAGATTCGCCATATAGCTTAATTGCAAAAATAACGACCATTCATAACAATACTTTTGAATTACATTTAGCGATGCAAGTTTTAGACGATGTCCCGGACGGCATAACAACCTTTTTAGACGAGACAACAATTTTAGACGAAACGACAATTTTAGGCTAAAAAATAAACCCTTTTTTGATGTGGATGAGGTAAAAAAAATGAAACAATTATTCAAACTTTCATGTATTATAATTCTCTTGCAACCAGCTTTGCTTTTTGCTGATGTGGGCGTGATTCCAAATGGTGATTGGACGGATGCTGTTAAACCTGCAATTCAAGCAAATGATAATAGCTTACAAACCGACGTTGATAATCTTGAAACTGCGGTGACTGGCAAAGCGGATAAAACAAACGTTCTTGAGCTTAATAATACAACAGCATTTACTCCTGATGCTGATTATGAACCAGCTACAAAAAAATATGTAGATGATAATTCAGGCGGTGGCTCTGGACTGCCGTCAGGTACAGATGGACAA